CCGTTTGTTAGTTAGCGACGAGCCTTACGAGCCTTGCGACGCATGATGCGCTCCTATAATTGAGTGGGGGGAAAGATGAAAGCGCCAATTAGCGCTTGTGCTTACGAGCTTTACGAGCCATTGATGGCCTCCTGTAGTACGAGTGAACGTCCCCAACTTATTTGCGCTTGCCTCTGCGGCTGCGCTTAACAGACTTATACGCCATTTTTAACCTCTTGTATATGCTCTACTAGATGTTGTGCGTGGCGTAGCTGTTCGCATACCACTAATACGATAATTCATAGTAGCGGGTTTTACGTCTCTAGACAACTGGGCAGTTGAAGCCCTTGGTTGGTCGCCGCGAACAGGGTTAATTGATGGACCTTTTGCCATATTACGCCTCAACCTTTGGAGGTTGTGGAGGCTTTGCACCGCCACCTTGCGCTTGAGCTGCTGCCGCTTTGGCTTCCATTTTAACAAGACGCTCTTTGAGAGTTTGTTTCATTGGAGGATCGAGCAAGTCGATCAGGCTTTCTTTGTCAATTGCGCCAGCCTTAAACAGATTGAATGCCAACGAACGCTGATCTTCCATAAAGATCGGGCTGTTCGAGTGTGCGTCAACCTTGACTACATAATCTTTTGTAAACTGTGCAGGAATAAATTTACCGCCTTCAATGTCTTTCAACATGTTAGGTTCGTAAACTTGCATCAGTTTCATATAAAGGGTTGCCATTTTTTCGAGGCTGTCTTCGATGACCATTGCGCGTTTCTTGGCGCGGGAAGACCCAAGCCTTGCAAGTTGCGAAGCATGACCCGCAGAGCGGACACCTTGTTCGCCTTTACCGGACAAAACGGATGATATACCGGATGTTTCTTCAAACATCTGGTCGATTTCACGAAGTGACGCATAAAGATCCTGCGGAATGTTTGGTGCAAGCTGCTCGGCTTTAAGGCCAGGCATATCAGACGCAATCACGCCACCAGCGCGATTTAGCGCAAAGTTTTTTTCATCCAAGATGCCGCTAAAGCCAGACATAACTTTTGGCGGATTAACTTGTTTAGACAACAGATCCAAGATTTCCGTCATGCGCCGGTTACGCATCTGCTGAAGGTAAATCAGCTTGGAAACTTCAGATTGCCCCCAATAATAATCGTATTGAGGGTTGGGCGTTATTTGGATGAAGGGGAGTTCACCGCGTAGAAAAAGCTCTTCGTTAGGGCGGTCGTAGATAATAACGTCTGGCGCAGCCCGTGTAACAACTTGGTAGTCCTGAATTTCATCGTTCCACACATAAAGTTCTGTCATTTCCACGGTGTCTTCAGCTATACGCGCTTTCATGCGGTTATAGCCATACAGATCCATGTTGACGGTGCCGTATAAGGTCGGGTTGGTCTGAGACATGACAATACGGTCAATGCCTTCAGGAATATTTTGAGGCGTGTACTGAGCCGTTTGAATACGATCAATAATGCTGTCACGGTTTTTGTGTGCATACAATTTAGCCCACAAATCCTGCTTGGTCATATAGTAGGTCTGGGTAATTGCTTGCTGCCGGTCAGTGTACTGTGCGTCTTCACGCAATACGCCAATTGAACCTGGGTCTACCAGATAAGGATGGATCGAGTTGTTGAACGGAATTAGTTTGATGAACGTTGTGTTAAACACAAGCGCCCAGACAAGAGCCGTAGCAAACACTTGGTCAGCGTTCGAGTTGTTCCACTCGTCGTGCAGTGCTTGAGTTAAAGCAGGAACGTAGCGGGACTGAAGTTGGTCAGCTCCAGCGCCAAGCGCAATGTTGAAGCGTGTCGTTTCAGCCGAATAAAGAAACGAGGTGAGCTGGTCAATGTGCGAACCAATCTTGTTAAAGGGTGCGGGTGATTCTTCTGGACCAGCACCAAACAAAAAGTAAGAACGCAAGGAGGAGTAATCCCCCTGGCGCTCTGATTTAGAAACGTCGCACTTGTTAATCAGATCAAGGTAAAAGAACTCGCGTTCATCTGGTTTAGTTGGAATCCGCATTGAGCTTTAGTCCTTGATGGTCATTCTTCACAATGTTGGGGCGAGGACCAGACTTGATACCAAGATCTCTAGGATTGACACCAGCCGGTTCGCCATTTCCCGATTGTACAGCTTTTCCAGCCAACGCGCTAGACATATCAAAACGCCCGCCGCCGCCCCACAAAACTTGCTGTGCGCCTTCGTAACCTTTTTCTTTTTCAGGCGGTTTGTTGTTGCGTTTAAAATAACCTTGTTGCGCTTCGCCTTCGCGGGTTGACGCGATGTTTGTCATCTTAAAATCTTTAGCCAAGCCGTCCAAAGTCTTGTCGGCGTGCTTGGTTCTGTCAGATTTAATTGAAAACGGCTTTAAAAAGACCTGTACAACATTCTTGCATCCATGAGGGCATTCTGGCTCCCAAGCATCAAAATACCCGTGTTTTTTGCAATTATATGACCGTAAAATGCCCATTTTAGTCTCCCATTTGCTCTAAAAGCGTTGGTTTTGAATAGTCGTTTTTGTTAACAATACCCGGTTTTACGCGGATCTGACCGCCTTCAAACACCAGTTTATTGCTGCGTCCTGCCCTTGGTTTAGGCGTTTGATTGTATTGGATGAACCGAGATCGGTCTTTGTTGTACATCACCGTTACATCGCCGCGCTCAATCTGCTCCAATGCTTTGCTCATCCGCACTTGCATAACCATTGATATAGGCATGGTGCGGTAAATGAACGTGTTTCTAAGAGTTGTTTCGGAAAATCCAACCAGATCAGCTAACATTGCCCATGACCACGGGCTGTTAGCGTCTGCTTGGAACCTGTCCAACCGTTTAAATAGTTCAGCGTTAGTAAGAACTGCCATTAGGGCCAAATCCTATATGCTTGAGATAATTCTGAACATTTTTACCCACAGCTAATTCACCAGGCGTTCTTTCATCCGTAGTGTTAGCTGTTTCGCGGGTAATGCGTCTGGCAATCAATTGAGGCTGCACTTGTTCAGCAAAAGCCATTGTAGCCATAGCCGTCGCAAGCACACGGTCATCTTTGGATCTACCAGGAGCCGAGATCTGTGCGCCGTCACGGCGAATCGTTTTCATTTCATCAAGCAGATCTTCGGACCGCACCACCAACATATCCCGTTCAAAGTAATCCTTAAAATAAGTCATCATTCGTTCTTTAGTGGCTTGCGTAGTGATGGTGCCAATAGAGTTACTCAATCCACCGAGCGTATCGTTCTTTCGCCATATGTAGTTCTGCATTGATGATAGAACATCTAATATGTCTTTACCTTTTTGTTGCGTCTCCGGTACGGAGGCGATAGCAACGGCTTGGCGTTTAAGGTTGCGTAGTTCTTGCACTACAGGTTGACCGGGCCCATTGAGTTCGAGGTTGAGCGTGGAGTTTTTGTAGGCTCCTGCAAGGTGGGCGATAACCCAAGCAAACTGGTAGGTGTTAAGTTCTGAAGTGGCAAACTCGGCAACTTGATCCATACCATCGGCATAGCAACGATAAATCTGAATGCAAAAACGGTCAGCCCAATCTGAACTACCATAAGCAGGATCAGCACCGATAACATAATACGCTGTGTCAACTGGTTCTTCCCAGATCTTGAGGGTACATACTTTGGGCGAGGACTTAATAACTTCTGTGTCTTGGAAGTTGTGACCCATGAGATAACGATAACAATCGGGTTGCGATTTACGGGATTGCTTCATGGCATCCGTGCATTTGCTGTTCGAGAAGAACGAGCTGCCGGTCATCACAAATGCGTAGTCTTCGGTCGGGGGAAATTCCTGATACATGAGGGCTTCGTCTTTGATGCCTTCGGCAAGTTTCCACCGCCACCACGCCAACTGCCTGGAATTAATTTCCACGCCATAGAGTTTTTTAATGTCGCGCACCCACTCTTTCTCTTCGGGTGAAACTTTTCCGTCCCAATAGATTTTGTAGATCGGATTATCAGCCGATACCGAGTAGAACTCGTTGCGCCACCAACCACAGAAGATGGCACGCTGCGTGCGAGCGCGCTTGGCAGTAGCATACATGTCGTGGAACATATTGAACCCTCGCGCCGTACTTTCAAACATGTACAGGCGTAGGGGATTCGTTTCAGCCAAACTAGCCAGAAGGGAGGCCAATCCCTCTTCGTCGCCCCACGAGGATGTTTCCGTGCCGTGCAGATATGTAATGGCCTTGCCACGCCCCAAACTCCCCTTGGCTCTCAATCCCGCCACTTGGTAAAACAGGCGGCTGCGGTTCTTCAGGCTTAACGAGTTACGGTTATGCGCCAACATCGGGATCTTATATTCCTTGGGCAATCCATCCATGTACATGGACAGAGTTGACCGGAACATGTCACGGTTTTCTTCCGTGTCCGTTGTTAGGGTGCCTTGCAATCCTGGGTTAATAAAATGCCAATATAGATCAAGGGCCAGACTGATAGTGGTAATGCCCAACTGGCGACCTTTAAGAATGACGAAAAAGTGGCAGTCATCTTCCAATCCTTTTGCAATTTCTTCCATGACATAAGTCTGCGTGCCCAGAAGACGATCCATCTTCTGAAGACCTAGTTCTTTGGTTTCAATCTTGAGCTGACGACAAAATGCGTAGAACTGTTCAAGGTTGAATTTCATGAAGCCAACGTATTGTATTTGGTGACACGCGATGTGTGAATTTTTCCCAAATTGGGATTGATATATAGCACCGTGCGCTCAGGCACTTTGGTGGCAATGTCGGCATTTGTACGGGTGTAGCTGTCCGTCTCTGCCACATCCTTGACGCTCTTTTGTTTAGCCGCAACGCCGCAACCAGGGCAGAACTTCTTAATTTGCTCGCCAAACTCGGTAATGTGTTTCTGCCACCAACCCTGTGTCACTGGCATACCGTGGTCTTGATTCCGCGCCAGATCAAACGAAGCAGCCACCTCGCAGAAATACGCACGCAACTCACCGTTGTTCTGAACAATGGCAGCCGACCATTCGCGGTTGATGTCACACTTGGTAATCATGTCCCACATTTCTTCTTCTGGGAACAGGTCTTGTATGGCAGTCATAATAGGCGAGTGGTCAGACTGACCTTTGTAGAACCACGACAGCGCACCGGCTTCCTTAACCCGTTTGTGCAGTGCCTCAAGATGTGGCTCGGCGCGTTCATTGCCATGTGAGTTCATGTTGAACGTACCAAACGTCTCCTCACACAGCGCACCGTGTTTAAAGAAGTTATTTGTCCACAGACCGCGTTGCATCTTGTTGGGAATCTCCTCAACAAAGATTTGGCACAGTTCCTTGAACTTGGGGTGCATACAAGGATTTCCGCCGATCATGGCAATGATGCCGCGATAACCCTTCATGCTTTGCAAGGCCAGGCGGAAGTTCTCAGGGGTCATGTCCCAGAACTCGTCCTGATTAACCAACAACCGAGTGCAATTAGAGCAGGCAAGGTCACACTTGTTGGTTACGTCAATGCAAATGATGTGCATGTTACGCGGCCCGCGCATGAGCGGAATGGCACCTTCAGCGTTCATTAGTTCTTCTCCCACGGCAGCTTGCCAGCAAATTGGGCACGCACCTTAACATTGTTTTCAAAGAAAAACGCTCGCAAATCACGATGCGCTGTCAAACGATAGTTGACGGTGTAATCACGCGTGCAAGCACCAAGCACCTTGTTCTGATCTAAACAATTGTACACATGCCGGTCGCCCACCATCATCGTACCCGTGGTGTTGTACCACATAGGTGCAATCTGTACCGCCAGCTCGCGGCGCATCAAATAACAGTTCAAATCTATAAACTTGGTAAACGGTCCTAAACTCTCGCAATCGTCATTGTCAAAGAACGAGCCGTCAACGTTTACAATCTTTCTCAGCGAGTACGCATACTGGTTGCTGGGCACCGTCTCAAGCGCATCAAGCACTTTAACCAGATCCGCAATGTGATGAGGCTCATACCAGTTATCGTCATCCAACCAGGCAATGTAATCTTCCTGCACAAGAAAAGCAGACGCAGCAACAATGCCAGCGTTCATATAGCCCCACTGACCCGTCTTTACAGGCAAGCGGCAAAACTTGGTATTAGGATGAAACTTGGTTTCAGGATCTAAATCTACCCCGTCCGCAAACACATAGTGAGTGCATGGGTAGGTTTGGTTAGCCACACTGTCCAATGCCAGTTGTAACTCTTTACGCCCAGTCGTAGCCGTCACCACAGCCACCGTACGTTGCCTTACATGTCCACCTGTAGCCATCTCAGCGTCCCTTCTGTTGATGGTGCTCTCAGAACGATTTGAACGTCCAACCTTCGCTTTCGTAGAGCGACGCTCTATCCAGTTGAGCTATGAGAGCATCTGGTTGCGGAGACAGGATTTGAACCTGCGACCTACACGTTATGAGCGTGTCGAGATACCGGGCTTCTCCACCCCGCAACCATGCTATGCCAAATACTACCTGATGCGTCAAGCAGCGTCGATTTTGGCAATCAATGCTTCAATGTCCGCATCAGCAGCCGCCTGAGCGTTTGCAGCAGCCTGAGCTACCTGTGCCTCAAGATCAGCAACCTTAGCCTCTAGAGCAGCCTTGGTGGCTTCGTAATTAGCCTTCAGGTTGAGAAGACCTTCTACCTTCGTAATCAAATCAGAAAAAGACATGTGAACCTCCATTGCAACGAGAACACCTTTATACCTGAAATATTTTTTGGGGGGAACTGCATGTGGGGTGCACGCTCCAGCCACCCCCGTGGACCATGCAAAGGCCAAAGCCGATGCCAGTTTAGTGTCTATATCTAGTAGATAGAGGATAGATAACGTTTAGCTATTCAGATGATAGCATCCCTAGCACCCCTATTAGACTAAAGTATTAGACGTTTGACATAAAATGGGAGAGCGCAAGAAGGGTAAACCCCTCTCAATCCGTATGAACGTTGAGCTGATAGAGTTATCTAGATATTAGATAGAGCCACCTAATTAAGATATTTGATTATATATAGAGCGATAGATAGTATCTAATCATAGCTAGTAGATAGCTATATATATAGATAGCAAGAATGATACCAATTAGGAGTGAGAATATGAATATCAAGACACAAGCTGATTTTACCGCAGCCCTCGATAACGGTCCTTATGCTTGGCCTGGCGGCTATCCTATGTTTTTCGTTTGTAGAGACGGCGCGGCTCTTTCTTATCAAGCCGCAGCGGATCACAAGCATATGATCATAGAAGCAATTAAATACGGTATAGCCGCTGACTGGCGTGTTATCGGTTTCGAGATTAATTGGGAAGATGCCAATCTTTATTGTGATCACACTGGCAAGCGCATCGAAAGCGCATATGCAGAGGAAGATGCCGCGTGACAATCTACAGTGCAGCTTTTCGGAGCTGCATCATAGATTGCCATTCCGAGCAATCTTTAACGAGGAGTAGAGAACATGACAAATTATAACGGTTGGACAAATTACGCGACATGGCGGGTTAACCTCGAAATATTCGACGGAATGGATATGCGCGACATGGGTTGGCACAAGCTGGATTTATACGACATGGCGCAAATGTTTAGGCAGTATGTAGAAGAAATTGTCTGCCCATTCAAAAGCGCAGAAAACTCACTAGCCGAAAGTTACGCGCTCGCATTTTTATCAGATGTTGATTGGCACGCGCTTCTTTTTCTTGTTTCGTGGTTCCAGTCAGCAAATTTTGTTTTTAATATGGGGTTCCAATTTGCGGCTTTATAAATAGTCCCTGTATGAACATCCGTATCTTGATAACTGATTATTTTTTCGATC